CTGTGACCACAAGACCTCTAACGGTTTTATCACCACAGCCCACTGGACTGCTACTGCTGTAGACGGAGACTTCACTGCTTCGATCTACTCCACCTGCTCATGGGATGGAACTCCTACGATTCCCTATGCCAATGTGACTGAGGCTGAAGTGCTTCAGTGGTGCTGGGACTCGGGAGTGGATAAGGCTGCTACTGAGGCTGCTCTGGCTCAGAACATCGCCTTGCAGAAGAACCCCGTATCGGAGTCTGGACTGCCTTGGGATAAATAAGGGCATCCCACCGGCCCTTGACGGTGGAACTAGGAGATCAGAATGGGCAACAACACAAAAACCCAGACTGTAACGATTGACGGTGTTGAGCACGAACTCGACAATTTCACCCAAGACCAGAAGATGCTTCTAGAGCATTGTTTGGATCTTGATCGTAAGCTGGCCTCATGTTCTTTCCAAATGGATCAGCTCCGTGTTGGAAAAGAGGCTTTCCTCTCAATGCTAAAGAAGTCTTTGGAAGATGGAACAAGTGGAAGCCCGCCTCTCGACTCATGAAGCCAAAAAAGGCCCAGTGTCATTTGTCGGCGAAAAGTTCACTAAAGAGTTGGTGAGTGAATATATTTCATATGACCCAACAACAGGCTCTTTCAAAAGACTGAAGGCATCAGGGCCGATAAAAGCCGGGGACAAGGTTGGCACCATAGGAAAAAGATATGTCCAAATAGGTGTTTGTGGAAAAAGATTTAGGGCGCATCAACTGGCGTGGTTTTTGACTTATGGATATATGCCTAAGACAATAGATCACATCAATGGTGATGGACTAGATAACAGACTTTGCAACCTGCGCGAAGTCACTCGGCAACAAAACATTTGGAACCACAGGAAGCCGCCAAGCCACAACACCACAGGCTTTCTAGGCGTTTCATATTTCAAAGCAGGCAAAAAATTTTCGGCGCACATAAACATTGATGGTAAGAAAATTCATCTTGGATATTTTGATGAGCCTGAAATTGCACACCAGGCATATTTAAATGCAAAGCGGAGATTGCATTCATCATGCACGATATAAAGATGATTACGGAGACAGACGCAAAGCTGTCTACGCATGAGCAAGTTTGTTCTCAACGCTACGAGGCGATTGAGAAGCGCCTTGATGAAGGCAGCAAACGGATGTCTCGGATTGAGACTTGGCTTTACATCACGCTTGGTGCAGTGCTTCTTGGGCCTGGTGCAATGGCCGATGTGGTAAAGAAGGTCATAGGGCTGTGATTGATCCGTTGACCGCAATGGCTGCTGTTTCTACAGCGGTCAACTTAATCAAGAAAGCCTCAAAGACTGTCGATGATGTACGGTCTCTTGGGCCTTTGTTGGGGAAGTATTTCGATGCCAAGCATGAGGCAACGAAAGCGGTCAACCACGCCAAGAAAAAGGGCGGCTCCAACATGGGAGCTGCGATCCAGGCCGAACTGGAGTTGATGCAGCAGAAGTCTTTTGAGGAAGAGCTGAAGATGCTCTTTTTCCAAAGCGGCAATGCTGATGTCTGGCAGAACATCCAGATCCGTGTGGCCCAGATGAACCGGGATGACGCTCACAACGCCCGGAAAGAAAAGGAAGCCGCCGAAAGACGAAGAAAGGCCATTGCTCAAGCCGTAGAGACCGGGATAGGCGTTGCCCTGATCCTGGCTGCTTTAGGAGGTATGGGATACATGGCCGTCCTGGGATATGGACACTGCAAGGAGACCCGTCAATGTGGGTTCTAAAGCCCTCTCCTACTGCCTCAAGGTCCGAGAGAGAGGCCTATGTCAAACAGTGGGCTGCTCTGACCATTTCCATCTTTGCTTTGCTCTTAGCAATAAACGGGATGTACGGGTCCAGCAACTCGAGCAAGGTTCTAAACGGAACCATCGCTGCGAATAACTACTGGGCTTGGTTCCAAGCCAAGAATGTACGGGCGACCATCTATGAGACCTCTGGCAGAGAAGACAAAGCAGAAAAGCAAAGAGCCGACATGGAGGAAATATCTGAGAAGGCTCGGTCTGCAGAGGCTGCTCGTGATGCCGCGAAATCCCGGTCACCATACTTCTCGTATGCGGGTATGGCGCTCCAGCTGTCAATCGTCTTATCTTCTGCCGCCATTCTTGCAGTGATGATGCCTCTTCTGTATGCGTCTATCGCTGTAGGAGGGGTTGGGATGGGCCTGTTCATTTACGCGATGGTGATCTGATGCTAAGTCTTATCTCTACCCTTGGTGGGCTTTTAATCTCTGGCCTTCCGAAACTCTTAGAGTTCTTCCAGGCCAAAGCGGACCAGGCTCACGAGCGTGATCTGGCAAAGATTTCTGCCGAGCGTGACCTACAGATGGCCGCTCAAGGCTTTGCTGCTCAACAGCGGATTGAGGAGCTGAAGACCGACCAAGTGGCAATGCAGACCCAGGCCCAGATGACCCAGGCGGCTCTGGACCACGATAAACAGGTCTTGGAGAAGGCCTCGAGGTGGGTGGCAAATTATGTCGGGACTGTAAGACCTACAGTTACCTACATCTTCATTCTTGAGTTGGTCGCCATCAACGCCGCGATCACTTATTACGCTTTCACCGACCCGAATCTGATCCGATCAATGGATGACTTCCTTAAAGTCTCCACGGTGATCTTCAGCGAGGAAGAGATGTCCATGCTGGGAGGCATTCTCGGGTTTTGGTTTGGTTCTCGGAGCTGGTCCAAGAAGTGAAAACCTCGGATAGAGGAATTGAGTTGATGCACCATTTTGAGGGGTGCAGACTCAAGCCTTATTTGTGCCCTGCAACGATCTGGACGATTGGGTATGGTCATGTTCTATACCAAGACCAGATCAGGCTTCCTGTGGTCCGTAAAGAGGGCTACACAGGCCAATTAAGGGGCGACTACCCTTTGAGAGCGGAGGACTCCCGTGTCTGGTCCAAGCAAGAGGTGGAAGATTTGTTCCGAGGTGACATCATCACTTTTGAACGGGGTGTTCTTCGGCTTGTTCCCGGTGTTACTGAGCATCAAGGCGCATTCGATGCTTTGGTCTCTTTTGCTTACAACGCAGGGCTAGGCAACCTCCAACGCTCCCAGATTCGCATCAAAGCAAACCGAGGAGAGTGGGAGAAAGCCGCCGATCACCTCATGGATTGGACCAAAGGCGGCGGGAAGGTCTTACCTGGCTTGGTGAAACGCCGCCAAGCCGAGAGAGATTTGTTTCTCTCTGGGATGAAATAACGCCCCATCCCTACCGCACGGGCCTCGGTGCCTGTTGTCGATACAAGAGCCGATTCCACGCCTTCCCTTGGCTGGGTTGGCCGCGCAGCACATCACCACGACTCCCGAGTTGTATCGAGGATTGTCTAGGTGTTCTCGGTAGTGAGCGCATTTCTTACACAGTTCCCTGTCTTTGTCCCATGTGTACTTCGGAAGCATTGAAGGTCTTACTTAGGTTGAGTTTGGCCTGATTGTTTTCGTACTTGAGATGAAGATGGAAGATCGAAGCCACTGCTTTTTTCTTCTTTTTTCGTGCCCTGCGGTTGTATTCCGGGTGTCCTAACTTGGGAGGTCTCTTTGCGTCTGGCAGGTTTCCTGCGGCCCATACAGCCCTTGGATAGAGCCTTCCACCGTCCTCATCTCTGCGGTAGGACTGGATGTATATCACGCCTGGTTTCTTTTGGCGTGTGGAGCCTATAAAGCTCCTGATACGGTCTAGATCAATCCTCAGCTGGTCTGCGATTTCTCTCATGGTCATCGGGCCTAGTTCTTTGAGTAGGTCCACGATCTGTTGTCTGCTGATTGAGTTCTTCAAGGATGGCCTTTAAGACTTCTTCTTTTGTTGGTGATCGGTTTCCTTCAGGGGTATGGATTGTGGCCCCTATAAGGTACGCATGAGCCAGTATGAGGGCTTTCATTGGAAGATGAATCTCAAGATGAGAGCAAGAGTCACAAACGGAGACAGGAAGATCACCGCTAGAAAGGTGAGCATCCAGAGAGTGACGAACACCTCACCGAGCTTCATTTTCGTACTCCAGCTTGGCCTTCATTAATGCTGTTCGAGTGATTGATAAAGCATGGGGACTCAGATTGATGATCCCCTCTACTTGCCTCAGAGCCTTCACCAGTTCAGCGTTGAGCGCTTCAAGTTCGTTGATGTGCTCAATGGCCCGCTTGAGGGCTTGGCCGAGTTCCTGCTCAGGCTCGGCAAGGGCTGCGCGGAGGGCGTTGATGGCATCTCGCACATTTCCGTCAATGGCATTAGGAGGGTGCTCACCTGTGGTGCTTGCGTAGCAGATCAGGCTGTCCGTGTAGGGATAGACGGACTCCAACGCCTCAAGCGCCTGCTGCATTGCTTCTCTGCTCATGTTTCCCTCACAAAAATCCCGTCTTTGGTCAGAGTGCCCTTACGGTCTTTGATCTCCTCATAAGCCCGTTTGAGACAGGCCACGAGGTCTAAACCGGCCAGGTCAGCCGCCAGGATCAGAGTCACCAGGACATCTCCAAAGCCATCAATCTGGGCTTCCCTGTTTCCTTTGAGAGTCGCCGCGACCAGCTCTCCCAACTCTTCTACGCACTTGAGGAGTTGCTTCTCTGTAGTGGAGTTGGGGATGATCTGACGGGCCTCAGCCCAGCGCAGGATCTCAATTTCTAGGTTTCGATACATTTTTCAATCAGTGTGTTAATTGGAGCCGATCACCAAGTTTGCGGCCAATGTCTGCTAAACGGTCTTTGATCTGATCTACTGACTTTGGCCCCATATCTGGTATTTCCAAAAGATCCGATTCTGTTTGAGTGCATAAAGCATCAATCGTCCAAATTTTCTCGAAGAAAAGGCATCTTGCTGGCCTAAGTGGAAGACTCAGGATCTGCCAGGGAGTGAGCTTTTCTGCAACAAGAAAGCTAAGGATGTGATGTAAATCTTCGCCCGTCATCTCATTTACAGAATAAATGTTTGATTTTTCTTTACTCACTTCACTCTCCTAACCCAGCCTGGTTCTTTCTTCTCTTGGAACACTGGCTTTCCAGCACTCGGAGGAGTCCAGCCGTACTTTCTCCATGTGGCCTGAACATCAGCCCCCGAAGTCCATTTGAAATCTGGATGCCCCACCGGAATCCACGGCATTGTTTTCTTCACTTGATTGCCCATCTTGCTTCTAACTCCCTCACAAGAGACACCACATCCATTGCCCAGGCTGTTTTGCCGGTCATATACTTGGTGTGCCGACTAGCGATTTGGAGGATCTCCTTTTCCTCCAGCTTTTTCGTCTTTACTGGCTCTGGAATGATCTCAGTTGCTGCAGCCCACACGATTCGGCTTCTCCCTGACTGACCGCGCCTGCGGATACCAGAGTCGAAGATGAATCCCTTCCTTCGCAAAGGAGCGATCCTTGGGGTGATTGATTGCAGGGACTTGTTTAGCGAGAAGGCCAGCTCTTCAGCGGTCAAGGACTTGAACTTCAGCAGTCCATAGACCCTTGCCTCCAGCTCGCTAATGTCCAGCGCCGCAGCCTCTTTCGAGGTCTCTGGATCGTCTTTACGGTGTGCTCCGTGCATCATTGGCTCCATTCGTTTCATTACGGATGATAAGACTGCTTAGAACTCAATGTCTCGGGGATTTCCCTTCTTCATGGGGCGATCTTCTTCCCGAGGGGCGTTCATGTAGGCCCAACCGTCCCAACCACCCTCCTTAAACGGAGAGCAGTCCAGCTTCAGCATAGGACCGTTTTTCGTATCAATGACCGATCCAATGCGGAGGTAACGCTTCTTTTCATCGCCATCTTTGTTGGTGTAGGTTCCGACAATGGCTGTGACTTCGTATAGAACTTTGCTCATATTGATTCCAGTTTTTTCACTTTCTCATCGACTTCAGCCAGGAACTTAACGATCTCGGCTTCCATCTCCACAATCAGCTTCTCATCTCGCTCAACGCGAATAATCAGAAGCTGAAGTCTTTGCGGCATCCTCGGGTCGAAACACACGAAGTCACACCACTTTTTATCCGTGCAGCGCATCTGAAGTTGCATCTGCTTCAGATACTTATCTGGGATCTTTCTGTTTAGTTGCATCTCAATCATGGTGGCCGTCTCAGGGCACTTGATCTCGATGAGTCCATCGCCAACGATTCCGTCTGGGCTGGCCCCACACATCTCAATAGAGGGGTGAGGAATGAACCCCACCTCTTCCACAAGATTCCCGGTCTGGGCCTCGTATGCGGCTCTGGCGTTGGCTTCTTGTTCTACACCCCAGTCCATCGCTGCGTTGGAGTAGGTTTTTGCAGGCTGGCCGGTCATTCTCTCCACGACCAGCTGGGCCTGGTAGTTCTCCCGATCCGCTGAATAACCGGTCTTGGTCTTTGCCATGACCTTATACACAGAGGAAGCGGTGACCTTACCGGCCCGTTGAGCGAACCATTCGGGTGTGCGCTGTTCCATTACGCTTCATCCTCGTCTTTTCCAACAACATCAATCTGAAGTTCGCCTCCAAATAAAAGCACGATTTCATCAAAGTTAACTTTATGAAGTCTCAACTTTTCAGTGATTGCATTGCACCTGGCCGCCATTGGTTCTATCTCTTCCCATAACTTTCTTCCGCGTTCAACTATCTCGTTGTATTCACGCTCAAGCTCACGCGCTTCTTTGACTTTCATTTTGCGGCTCCTTTCATTGCTGCGTCTTTCAGACTCTTTTGATTGCGAGTCCAGAACCTGGCTTTAGCTGCAGACACCGGGATCTTCTTGAACTCTGCCTCTAAAACAGAAAGGCCTTCCATCGCTGCTCCGCGAAGGTTATCCAGGTGTTCATCTTCAAACGCCTGGTCTTCGCTAGGCAGAACTTCGTGCGTGTGGTTTTCGGTGTCGTTATCGCCTTCTGTTGGGATAGCGAATGCCTGGAATGCTGCGTACTTGTATGCCGCGCTCATGGCTTTGTTTGTGGCCTTGTCTCCCGAGTCCATCGCCTCACCGAATGTCTTGATGGTGTGCTTTGATCCATCCTCAGATGAGACTAAATCAAACTCCATCTCTACGGTGATGAAGAACAGATTCCCACCGCTGTTTGACTTGCGCTCTACACACTGGCGAGAAAGCACTCGAGGCAGGATGCAGAGGCCATGCTTCGCCAAAAGCGGAGAGATGGTGTTGTAGACATCATCAATGCCACGGAAGTTGTATCCATTGCCCTGTGGGTTCCTGCGGCTCTTGGTGATGCCGATGGATGCCAGTTCAGCCTGGACTGCGTTGATTGCTTTGTAGACGCTCATAGGTAGAAGAAAAAGAAGGTTGCACCACAGAGACCGAGGAAGATGGCAAACAGCACATCCATTGCTCCAGAACGGCGAGCTTCGATCTCTTCTTCACGGGGACGATAGGCGTATCTCATTTCGGACCCTTTACTAAAGCCCAGAACCAAACTGGCTCTTTAAGACCGGTTGCAGAGTCTGTGAAGTCTTTGCCATCCCAGTCACCCCAAAACACCTCTCCTTTGTAGTAAAGGACTAGGCCAACTTCTTCGGGGGGTTCCAGCTCATTGATGGAATACCACTTAATGGTCTCGTTCATTCTTCCCACTCCTGAACCGGGGGGAATGCATCGTCATAGGCCCACAGCTTGCCTTCAGGGCCACATTGACCATGAAGTGCCCGGACGGTTGTGCAGAACTTGGGAGTGGTCTGCCCCGTCACGAAGTCAATCTTTTGTGTGTCTGGGTGGCCGCACTGGGAGAACGCTGACGGCTCTCTCTCGCTATGGATGTAGTGCTGGCACCGATTGCAGGGAAGGATCTTCATTTGTCGCTCCAGAGACCGCGAAATAGCGGCATGGATGTAACTGTAAGCGATCTTATGGGCATGAGAACTAGGACTTTCCCTAAGTTCCCTTATGTAAACCTCGCTTACACTCAAGCGGGGCCAGGAACGGGTTAGCTCCGTGCGGCCTGGTATCACGAATTATCAGCAGGCAGCCACTCTGCTTTATGAGAGCTGGCCCCACCCAAGGAAAGACATGGACAAGAAAGAGCTAATCGAGAAGGCCGGTGGTGTTACGGCTCTGGCGAAGCTGTTGAACATCAAGCCCCCCGCGATTTACCAATGGAAGGCCGTTCCGCAGCTTCGGCTTCTCCAACTCAAAGAGCTGCGTCCTGAATGGTTTGAGGTGAAAGAATGAAAAAACTCGCTGTTGTCTGTTCCCTGCTTCTTCTGGGAGCGAATGCTCATGCTGCTTGCACGACTCACACAATGATTGTCAACGGCAAGGTCATCACTTGCACGACTTGCTGCCACGGCCAAGAGCCGTACAGGACTTGCACGACCACTTGCAACTGATGTAAAGTGTTGCGAAACCCGGCTAGGAAGGGAGTAGCTACCCTTCCGAAGAGCGTTAGACCCCGCCTGCCGTTGGTTTCCTTTAGGGTCTGTTAAAGGGTCGAAATGCGTTACTACCAGTTCCACATCGGGGACTATGCGTCCCACACGCGCCACCTCAACCACACCGAGGATCTGGCCTACCGGCGACTGCTGGACTTCTACTACCTGCACGAACAACCGATAAAGCAGCGCGAAATCGCAAGGCAGATCGGGATGCGCGATTGCGAGCAAGAAGTCCTTTCTGTCCTTGAAGAGTTTTTCGTGTCCACGGATGTCGGGTACATCAACCCTCGCGCAGACCGCGAGATTGATGCTTACAGAGCCATGAAAGACGCTGGCAAGCGGGGCGCTGAAAAGAGGTGGGGACAAGACAAATCAAGCACTTCTGATGGCCCCCCTATAGCCACCCCATGCCCACCCCATAGCCACCCTAATGACACCCCAATAGCAACCATAAACCATGAACCAGTAACCAGTAATAAAGAAGAAGCTAAAGCTTCTTTGTCGGGAACTGTGTTCCCGCCATGTCCACATGGTCAAGTCTTAGAGCTTTGGAAGCAAAGACTCCCGCACCTGTCACAGCCAAGAACCTGGGAAGGTGCTAGGCAGTCGGCGCTGAAGGGGAGGTGGAATCAGGCAGCAAAAAAATCCACTTGGTCTGATGGGTACTCAACGCAGGAAGAAGGGCTGAAGTGGTGGGATTCCTTCTTCACATACATCGCAAACGACACTAAGCTTGCTTCAGGCTTTGAGACAAGCGGGAGAGTGTGGAGGCCTGATCTGCCGTGGATTCTCAATGCCACGAACTTTGCCAAGATCATTGATGGGAAGTATCAGAAATGACTTTCAAGAAAGCAGAAACAACCGAAGAGATTCAAACGCTCAAGTGCGCGATGCCTGGCTGCTTCAATGTTTGGACTGTCGATCTAGGCCGCGGGATGTGCTCTGTTCACCAGTGGGAGCCAAGGCAAGAAATTCGACAAAACACCAAGATTTCAGATGCCGACAGGTCAGCAGTCCTGAGAAAGATTCGAGAGATCGGTCAAGGTGGCGACAAGGCCTGGGCGCACCAGCTCAAGGCTAGAGATGAGGCAGGTGAAACTCTCACGCCACATCAGCGCAGGTTATACAAGGAGGCGCTGAAGTGAACTACTACGAAGCCCACAAACTTCAGCAACTCCAAAACATTTTGAGGCGCTAATGTGGTTGATCTCAAAAGCCCTTTACGAGAGCTTGCACTCTTCGCAGGAGCTGGAGGTGGAATCCTTGGGGGAAAGCTCCTTGGATGGCAAACAGTCTGCGCCGTTGAGTGGGAGCCATACGCAGCTTGCGTACTTGCCGCCCGACAAAATGACGGCCTTCTCCCGCCTTTCCCGATTTGGGATGACATTCAAACCTTTGACGGCAGACCGTGGAGAGGAATTGTTGATGTCGTTTCGGGAGGCTTTCCCTGCCAGGACATCTCAGTCGCTGGGGGGGGGGCTGGAATCGAAGGCGAGCGAAGCGGGATGTGGCGAGAGATGGCGCGGGTCATTCGTGAAGTACGACCCCGATTCGTCTTTGTGGAGAACTCACCAATGCTCACTTCTCGGGGACTTGGAACCGTTCTCGGAGACTTGGCCGAGCTGGGGTTTGATGCGCGATGGGGAGTGCTGGGAGCAGCAGATATCGGTGCGCCGCATCAGAGAGACCGGATCTGGATTGTGGCCCACTCCCGTGAAATCGGACTCGGCAGCGAGAAGACCAAGCAAAGGATGGAAAGGGGATTCAGACCTTCCATCGGTTGTGTGGACAAGAACTGGTGGCTTAGAGAACCCGAGCAAACCTCCCGCGAGATTGAACCCGGAATGGGTAGCGTGGTTGATGGGATGGCCTCGCGGATGGACGAGCTTGCGGCCCTTGGAAATGGGCAAGTCCCTTTGTGTGCTGCAACCGCATGGAGAGAATTGAGTGAACTACTTTGAAGCCCACAAACTTCTGAATGAGGTCAAAGATGGAACCAACCACTCCACAGAACTCATCACCCACGCCCTATACCTCACAGGAGACCTGGAGGATGGAATGCGAGGCTCGGGAATGGATTCGGATATTCAACGACATCAAAGCCACGAAGGGACTAGAAGCAGCGGCTGGGTGGTGGGGCAACACAATATCTAATATCGAGAAAAGACGGGGCAAAGATTCAGCCGAGCAGTTACGGAGAAAAATGAATGAGCTTCGTAGTATTCACTGTTGAAGGCCCACCTCAAGGCAAAGGACGACCCCGGTTCAGACGGGCTGGAAATTTCGTCTCAACTTACACCGATCAGAAGACCAAGGACTACGAGGCCACGATCAAGGCCTGGGCACAACGCGCAATTGGCTCAGGAAGCCCCCTAGAAGGCCCTGTATCGGTCGATCTCTACATCAGGATAGGCGTACCGGCATCTACATCAAAAAAGCTCACAGAGGCCTGCATCCGAAACGAGAAGCTGCCAACAAAGAAGCCCGATATAGATAACATAATCAAGGCATATTTAGACGCAATGAATGGAATTGTATATATAGACGATACCCAGGTCGTGAGATTATCCGCAAAGAAGGTATTTTCTCTTGTGCCTGGTGTA